CATAGACCACGCTCCCACCCGGAGCAGTGGCGAACACAGTGTAGCCATCTATCGTGTCGATGCTGGAAACACCGTTCGCAGGATAGGCGGCGCTGGTGATCTGGCTGATCGTTGTTCCCACCACGACGAAGCAATCACCATCCGACAGAAGCGTAAGCTGCACCCCGTTGTCCGTCATCATCGCCGTGTTCTGCTTGGAGATCGTGTCTCCGGTACAGATCACGGCGGTCCCCATCTCATCTATCTGGTAGAGATCGGAGGCAGACAGGACGTACATGAAGCCCAGGGCGAAGCGGGCGCAGCGGATGGAGGCTCCCAGCGAATCCACAAACGCCTTCTGCCCCGGCGTCCCGAAGAACGGACCATTGATCGGTCCCTGGATTACACCGGCATTGTACGACGGCGCACGCGAGTTTCTCGGGGCTGGCTCCGAATAGAAATTGACCAGCCTCGCTGCGTTGAGAGGTGTCGAGCGGCTTTGACTGGACCCGAACGCTATAGGTTGACGGGACATCAGGCCCCCGACCGCCAGTTGTAATAGCCCAGCCGACGCGAGCGCACAGCCTTGTCCGGTACAGCGGGGTTGATGACCATGTAGCAGTTCTGCAATTCCTGCCGGGCCTGTCGGATGTCCTCCCGCATGTCAACGGACACGGGCATGCCGAAGTCGTCCGCAAGATCGTCGCACAGCATGAGGATCACGTTGCGGACCTGCTCGTCAGGCACGTTCACCGTATCCGACTGAGCCAACTGCACATGAACGTACTGGATGCCCTTTGCTGTGAAGTTAAACATCATGTCGTTCATGATCTGAAGGCAATCGGTCATCTCGTTGGCCGACAGAGCCTCCTCTGCAGCGAGGACGTTGATCCTCCGGGCTGCCCTCTCGATTACCTCCTGGGCGGTTGCCGTGGCCATGGTTACACCTGAACGCTATGTCTAATGGTCAACGTGCCCTGCGTGACGACGCTGACGAAGGCATCGTTGTCGCTGACGAATATCAACTCGTTGCCATCGTCATCGATGAAGTCGAGATCGTTGTCGCTGTCGTCGGTGAACTGAATAGCCCCATCAAATGATGTCAGCGCCATGTGAACGAAGTTTCCACCCATTCCTACGGTGTCGGCAGGTTCGAGGGAGACCGTGAACACTCCGTTGGCGGCATCGACAATCGTTCCCGTCTTGCTGATGATCGCCCGTCTCTCCGTGGGCATGCGGGGAGGCTTGCCAACGCGCCAGACGATGACTTCACTCACGAGGGATTGCGGGTTGTTGCTCTCATCCCGCGCGTACAAGGTAAGGGTGTTATTCGTTCCCGCGTACACCGTCAGGTTTTGCTGCTGGGTCATGTGATGGGCTGCACGACACAGCGAAGCCGGAACGTGCCCTCCGTCACCACCGAGACCGAGCCCGCATTATCCAGAGTGTACGCCTGATGCTCGTAATTCCCGCCGGTAAGGCAAGCGGTATCGTTCGGAATGATGGCGACCGTGAACAGACCGTTGACTGCATCCGTGATCGTGCCCGTCTTGGTAATAACGGCCTGCCTCAACGAGGGATCGTAGGGAGGATATGCAACCGCCCATGTAATCGTTTTCCCCGTCAGATCCGTGGGATTGTTGGAGTTGTCCCGCGCAATCAGGTTCAGGGTGCGGTTTTCACCCTGATAGAGGTCAACGAACTGTTTCTGTGCCATCCTGCACCTTCGGCGGACGCCCGCGACGCTTGGCATGGATCACTGCCGGAACCCCGCCGGGCCGCTCGGTCCAACCCTCGGGAACATCTTCGGGGGTGGCGAATACCTCGCTCTCACCCTCCGGACCATAGCGCCATGCCGGCCAGTCCTGATGCTCGTACTTCTTCTCGACCAGCGTACCGGCCAGCCGCTTCTGCTCCCTTTCAAGGGCTGCGTACATGGCTGAGAACACCGTGGCGACGACGGACTCGTCCACCGGATGCTGCTTCTTGATGCGGGCCATCGCGCCGACACCGGCTTCGATCATCGAGGGGGTGATTTTCATTTCAATCCGCCGCTATCTCGACGCCGACAACCTTGGTATCGTCTCCCGGCACGGATCGATCAATGACCTTCGCCTTGCCGTCCTTGTATCCTTGAACGAAGTCCCCGAACTTGTAGCGCCATGTCTTTTGTCCGGTATGCCCGAATATCACTTCGGGATCGACCAGCAGGTCGTACCCCATCTCGATGGTCTCGCGACTCCAGGCACAGTCCTCTCCCCAATACTGGCCATCCGTGCCGTCCGGTTGAGGCTCGGCATTCAAACCCATCTTGTAGATGTTCCACGAAATCACCCCGTGTCCCATCGGGTCCACATACCGAAGGGACTTCGCCGCCTGCGCCGCATAGACCTCTCGACGCACGAACAGGAAACCCGTGGAAACCATGACCGCCTGAAGCAGCCCATCGGTCTCCAGCAATTTTCCAGTTTCCTTGTCAGCCTTCAGACTGGACGGAAAATCCGGCGTATCGTTCTTCTTGCAGTAGATTCCCGCGACCACCGGATGACCCTTGGCACACGCCTGCACCGCGCGCAGGACAGACGGCGCATCCCATTCGAGATCAGCATCCAGAAAGGCCAGGATCGTTGCGTTGGGATAGCCCGTGAGACATTTGCTCACCAGATGGTTGCGGACCTTGGCAAGGTACGGGTCGCCCTTTACGGCCTGAAAGGATGTCTGCCAACCGTGCTGACCCAGCAGGATAACTGTTTCCATGTAGGACTTGAAGTATCCAAGGGTCAGCATGCCATCGAGCGATGGCGTCATGAACACCACAAGGGGCTGGGTGGATGGTTCGGTCAACTGATGCGCCGCCCCCACCCTGTTGCGTTCAAGCTGAAGCTTGTCCAGTACTTCCTTGGTCGTTTCCAACTCTCGCCTCCTTTGCTGCCAAAATCTGGCTCAGCGCATCTTCGATCTTCGTTTTCATCGCGGGGTAGGCCGGATGCCGGAACCCGCCATGCTTGTTGTCGTGCTTCTCGTAGAACTCCTCCGTCATGCAGGTTGCATGCATGCGCTCCAGTGCTTCGCTGCGTTCCGGCATGCCCTGGATGATCCTGTCGGCAATCGGATCGCTGCCAAAGGCTGCACGAATGAGATCCACGGCAATCTGCGCGCGGAACGGACGCAGCTCATGGAAAAACCGCGAGTGGAGCTTCAGGTCAGAGAACTTGTGAATATGCCCTGTTTCCTGCTGGATGGTAACGGACGCTTCGCTCGGGAGGATCAGCATCGACATTGCGCCGATTTCGTTCCAGTGCGTATCTCCGAACAGGAATGGATAGTAGCCCGGCAGGAAATCACCATCGGTATTCAGGGCAATCGTCTGCTTGTTGAGCATCGGGAAGGTAGAGAAGAACGGATACATCGCGTCCTTGAGATAACCCACCCCATACCCATAAGGCAGGCAAGCCATCGTTCGCTCGGCAAGTTCCGTCCAGTTCTCCTGATCGACCGTGTAATCGTCGCAGAACAGAACAATGGATTCGTTGGCTGCTTCTCTTGCAAGCTTGTTGTACAGCACCGCCTGACAGGGCGGACGGGGGCCGACGATGACACGCACCCCCGGCAAGCCATCGATACGATCCCGGGATTGGCGCAAATCCGGGTCGTCCTCATCGAGACCCACAAGGACCTCGACGGGACCACCACGGACAAGCGAGCGGACGGCCCGCTCCAGACTGGCAGACCGTCCGCGACTCGGTAGAACTACGCTAAGCATTACGCGATGATACCGACACCGCCAGCCGCCGCACTCAAAGCCGACCGGATCGAGTTGGAAAGCGTCTTGATCTGATCGGTGATGAACGAAGCCGGCTGAAGGATGCTGTTGCCAGGCGCGTCAATCGGCATCTGGAAGTTGGCGATATAGTAGGTTCCGCTCGTCGGCGTCAGGGTCGAAGCCGAGGAGATGTTGATGAAGTTGATACCGAGGCTGTTGGTATTACCACAGCGAACCCCGCCGATACCGACGCCCGGAGGCTGCAACGGACCGTTCACCCAGACCGGGCTGATCGAGATCAGACCTGTCACGGTGAACACCTGCTCGGCAGTCGTCAGGGTGGCAATCGACGCAGGGGTAAGGGTCTGCGTGTAGACCACCATCGGAGCCACCGGAGCCGGGCGAAGCACCTCAAGCGCCCACACCTCGTTGGCAGTCGGAGTGACGAGGCCCGCCGACTGGTAGTTGGCGATGAAGATGTTCGCCACACCCGCCGAGGACACCTTGCCGCCCGCCGCCAGAGTGCCGGTCTGGTTGGTTGGCTTCGTGGCACCCAGGAACACGTCCGTGACTGCCATGTTGGTGATCGTCAGGTTGTACGCACCCGTCGCCGCAGCGGTCACGCCCACCGAAGCCACCGAGCCGAACGTCACCTGATAAGCCAGCACGTTGCCCGCAGGATCGATACCACCCAGCGAAACCACCGCATAGGCTTCCGCCGCCGTAGGCGTCAGCGTGCCGGCAGTCACGTTCATGAAGCTGATACCCAGCGTGTTGTTTGAAACAACGCGGGCACCAACCACTTCAAGGCCAGCCTGCACGGTAGGCTTGTTGACCTGCACCACCTGACCGACCTGAAGACCCGTCACGGTCGTCTGGTATTCCGCCGTAGTGGAGGCGGCAACCGCCGTCGGGCTGATGGTGATGGTCTGGGCACTTGAGCCCTTCAGGGCAACGATACCGTAGGTTTCCGACGCGGTAGGCGTCAGGAAGCCCGTGGTGACGTTGCCGAACGAGACACCGACCGTATTGGCAGCCGATGCACGGACGTTGCCCATGAAAATACCCGCCTGCGCGGTGGGCTTGTTGATGTACACCAGATCGGTGGTGGCAATGGAGACGGTCGCTCCCGTGCCACCAATTGGCGTCATCGACTTTTCAGCCGTGGTCAGCGTGGCCACGGAGGTGGGACTGTTGGTCAGCGAGAAGGTGACGACCATCCCGCCGGCCTGTCCGCGAGTCGTGGCGTTGAGGCCACTTCCCGAAGGCTGCACGACCGGGGTGGCCCCGAAGAAACCAACCTTGTCACCGAGAGGGAGAGCCGTCGAAACGGCCTGCCCGAGTTGCGTGCCGTCAGTGCGGCCATCCGAGAGCTGAAGAACTTCTACCATGTGAGTCTCCTATCCTTCCGCTTACGGGCTGCCCGAGAGGCGGGTCGCGAGATTGCGGTAAATGGCGGAAACACCGTAGAGAACGTCCAGCCGGATCTTCTCCTCGTCGTTTTCGCCGTCGTACCACTTGATGACGCGAATGCTGAAGTTGTTCTTGGATTCGCGAGCCTTCCACACCGCACCATCGGGCATTTCGAGATCCGCCATCACCAGAGCGAAGGCGTTCCTGTGAAACACGAGGTTCTGCGGGTAGGTGGTCGAGGCGGTTCCGAGAACAGTGATCGCCGCATTGTCTGCCGGAGCCGCCGTCACCGTCTGGTAGGGACCGGAGGTGATGATTGCCGGGCTGATCGCGATGGTCTTGTTGCCCGCCGCATCCGCAGTCACAGCCGTGTTGACCACGAACTGCTGGAGGTAGCCGGTCGTGACCTTGGACCGTGGATTGACCGCGTTGACACCGGCAATGGTGAACACGTCACCGACGTTTAGTACCGAGGTCGAGGCCGTCCAGCCGTCCGTAATCAACGTCTGCGCGTCGGTGTTGGCAGAGGCAGTGTACGTCACGTTCTGGTTGGCACCGTTGACCAGAGGAGTTCCCGCGTAAGCACCCACCGTGTAGTTGCGGATGTTCTGGTCCATCGCGGTCGTGACACCGCCGACGTTGCCCAAGTCACCCTGGGTGTAGGCCGTTCCGGTCAGTCGGTCGTTAAACAGATTGGTCTGGCTGCCCAACATTCCCCAGGTATCGTTGGGGCTCAGCACCGCGTTTCGCATCGCCTGCGGGACCGCGCCGTTGTCGAGACGCTGCGGGCCGAGGGCGAAGTCGGCAAAGCTGTTGATCGTCTGGCCCGGGGTTCCTACCCAATTCCACACGTTCAATGCAAGGCCAGTCAGGTCGTAGTCGATCTGGTTGGCGAGCGCGATGCAGCCCGGCTGGATGTACCGGGCGTTGTATTCCTCGATGGCCAGCGTCAGGTCCTGGGTGTTGAAGTTCCAACTGACGTGCTTGCGCTTGTTCATCACAAGCGGGAACTTGCCTTCGATCACGTCCTGATTGACCGCGACAGCCCCGTCTATTGCCGAGAACTGAACCGGGCGACGAACGCTGATCGTGTCACCGACCTTGACGTATTCCCTTGAATAGTCGCGATAGACCTTGTTGCCCATCACGAGGTTGTTTTCGAGATTCGCCAGAGCCACCTTTGCGATGACGGCCGGCGTGATGATGACGTTCGACATAGAGAAGCCTCATGATGAGGCCCCAATCACTTCTGCTGATCCTTCGCCCACTTCTTGATGTCCTCGTGGGACATGTTCTCAAATGACTGCGCGGACCCGCCCGAGGCACCCACGACGGTGGGTGGAGGTGGAGGAGCTTTGGTGACTGGCTTGGAGCCACGACCCAGAAGGCCGTCGCGCCTCGCCATTTCCTTCACCGCTGCCACGGGATCGCTGAGACTGATCTGATAGATCCGGTGTGTCTCCTCCCTGTTGTCCACCAGCCACTTGGAAAGCCGCGCCTTGTGATCGGCGTGCTTCATGAGGTAGACGCCCATCGCATCTGAAATCGGAAAGTCCTTGGCGTGGAGAGCCTCGGTTACTTCATCGAAATCATCGATGTCCTTGCCGTCCTTCTCCAGATTGGCCCAGAAGCTTTCTACCTGCTCCTTGGCGGTCCTGGCGTTGATCTCTGCGAGAGCCTCTTGCTTGGCCTGCTCGCGGACGGCTTTGTCGCGTTCCTCTAGGGTCGTGAATTTGGAGGGATCGAACGGATCCGGTGCTGTGCGCGTCAGCCTGTCCAGCAACTCCTGCCGGTCAGCCTCTGCCTTCTCAGCCCGACGTTCAGCCTCTTTCCGTTTGGCGGTGAGAGCCGAGATGCGTTCTTCCACCGACTTTTTGGGCTTGGGAGCCTCAATCGGTGTTTCAGGTGCATCGTCACCCGGAGCGGTGGTCGAATCCGCCTTGTCTACGACCGGAGCATCCGTTTTGGTCTCGACATCGCCGGATGGCGCGATGGTCTGCGACTTATCTTCAGCAAGAATGGCCGCAAAGTCAATCTCTGGCATCAAATCTCCCTATGTGGTAAAAGCAAGCGCTGCGGCGGCGTGGATGGAATCAAGCCCGGTCCGCAGCATCAACCCTTCCTCCATACCCACCGCGCCGCCAAAATCATCATCCGCCAAGGCCAGCGGATACGCATGAATTGGCCCTCCCGCGCCATTTGGCGTCGAGTCTCGGCTTTAAAGGTTTCTGTCCAGTCCACGGTACCCCCTTTAAGCTTCATGTCGCAGGTTCGAATCCTTGCCGCTGACACCATTTTCCATAATTCATCACGATAGAACTCAGCAGCGGCCGCTGGCGAACCTGCGAAATTAGGGATCGCTGTGTTTGCATAAGGATCAGACATCGGTTTGGCCTTCACGCTTCTGTTTCAGCAGCCGGAAATGCAGCGTCGCCCGCACATGGGTCCTATCCCCCATCACTATGGGAATCCCCAGAAACGAGCCGTAATCGCTCACAAATTGGGGGTCGAAGCCGGTCATCTTCTGGAAGTCCATGGGGTTCATCACGACGCACTGGATGGCCTCATTGGCCTCCGTCATCTGCTTGACCTCGGCCTCAAGCTGCTCGGCAATAGTGGTCATGTGCCGGGCAACGGATCTATGGCGGGGTCAGCGGGCTCCCATTGAACCGCCAGCGCATCTTCGCCGGTGTCGAACGGCCCGGG